AGGATAAGACTTTAATCCCATGTTGCGACAAACTTCCTTGATTTGTGGCTGCAAGAAATCATTCAAAAATGCATTACGCGATTCTTTTAATCTTTCTAAAAATATTTCTGCTTTAACTTGTGTGTTAGAAAACTTCTCGCTACCAACAATGATATTTTGTAGTCCTTCTTTAATATCTTCGTTAACAATCTTATATTTCTCAGAGCCAAGAACTTTGTTAAGATCAGGAATAACAAATTGAGCTTTTGTAGTATAATCTGCAATTAAAGCACGACCAACACTTTCATTTTTAAATAGCTCCTGCATGGCTTTTAAATTATTTGGGTTTACTCCGCCTTTATCTGGCTCAGCTCCCATTGTAATTAAAAGTATTACATTCTCTACAGTTCTACAAATAGCTTGATCAATCTTCTTTAACTCTAACTTCCAATTGATATCATCCAATACAGGAAACCCAAAAGGAATAGCAAAAGGTTCATAATCTTGTTTTTTGTAAAATGAATAAATTAATTTTTCTGAATCTAATTCGATTTTAATTCCGTCTCTAGTAAACGAACCTTCTTTAATTTTCTTTTTTGTTTCAGGGTCCAATGAATCAAATACTTTTTTATCTTCTTCTGTTTTTGGATCTCTTAATCTTTCTAGTTCGTAATCGGATAATACTTTTTTATATATGCCATCTTGAAATGCGGTAGCTTTATCTGTAACGATATCATATGGATTTAAAAGCATATATCTTACTGGTATTTCTCCAGGCTTTAATGTCTGAGAAGATGCATAAACGTAATTCATCTTCAATAAGTCATCGTTTGAAAATTTACCATCTACCCTATAAAAGAAAATGTTTCCAGATCGATAATACTCCCTGAAGTATTGATCCTTTAGTTTCCATATCCCTATTTTTTTCATCCATCCTTCGATGAATTTTTTAGACCTATCATTTTCTCCCTCTAGGTATATTGGAGAATTAGAGAATTCAGCCATAATGTCGATAGCATTTCTAAATATTGCGATATTAGCATAAGCTTTTTGGCAAAGCTCTATCGCATCTCGAACATTTACTCCGTCTCCAGAGTAATCATAGGGAAGCATTCCGCTTCTAATGTTTATGTATTTCTCAGCTTTATTATTCCTATGAATAGCGTTTTTTCTGGATGTTGTATGATCTCCGTATTGAACTCTACGGTTAACAGAGTTTGTTGAATTCGCTATTGAGGATTGTACATAAAAACTTTCTCCAGCTGTTTCTGGTAGAGTTTCTATCGATTGATTTAATTTTAATAAATCTTCTATAGGTTTATCGTGCTGAGTAAATTGATTCCAGTAATCTGATCTTTTTGTATACTTTCTTTTTTCTTTCACAAACTATAATACACAAAGTCTATACAAAAGTCTATAAAAGTTAAAAAGTTAACTTATAAACATTGGTGTAAATGTAGAATGAGCTTGTTGAGCCTTCGTGTTATTCATGTCATGCAATATCTTAACCATCCAACTACCAAGCACTAAAGCTGAGTATGAGTCCTTCCTTGCTTTGTCAGGCCCAGTCTGCCTTCTAAGCTCTAAAGGTAATCCAAAAGTTTGTGTTCCTTGTGGAGATGTTGTAATTTGAATTAACGCGCATTGGTTCTTTGTCATGTTAATCATATCATACTGATGCTCTATAAAGTCTATCATTTTTGCTTGACCACTTTGTTGTTGTTCGTCTTCAGATAGCCTGATAAACTTTAGCTTATCAATTGGGATTTTTTTTGCCCTTTGCTTGTTGTAAGACTCATCTATCGCTCGAGAGCCAAACCAAATTCTTTTATGGTCAAAATTAGCTTGCAATAACTCATTTGCTCTACGAATCCAATCAGAAGTAGGCTTCCTTAAAAATAAATACTTGTAATCTTTTTTATTGTACTGCATTTTAGCTGTACGTAGTTCATCTTTATAAGTATCCATTTTATCAAAATCACCATCCACTCCTTTTAACTTTATATTGCTAGACTTAAATAATTCACTTTCGTTAACAGCATTAATAAATTGAACTCCTCCGTTATAGTCTCCCACGATAGCTATAATATTAAAGTTTTTTATTAAATAGTGGAAGTAAAATATATGTTCTCTGAGCGGGGTTCCTGACATAGCGTAAGAGTGTATAAGTGTCGAAGTTCCCTTGTCTTTGTGATACTTTAATACATGCATAGCAAAATCGTCACTACTTTCACTTTCAGACCAAGAAGGGTCGAAAGCTAATATGTACTCATCTTCTGGTTGACCTTTGATTTCTACATGAGGATCTTCACCATCTGGCACAGTACAAGCAGCCATTCTTGAAGTTTTAAAGTAACCAGAACTATCGTCTGTAAATAATGCTCCAAACTCTCTCTCAAACTGAGATTGACTCATTGTAGCTTTAGCTTGAGTAATAAGGTTTTGATCATAAAGCTGTTTTGGGGCACAGTCATATGAAAACTGCATAATACATCTTGTAGCTTTATCTGTCTGATTATTAATTAAACCCTCAAATTGACTATAAAGTTTATACATATACTCAAATTTATAACTGGCTGAAGATAACATAATTAGTTTATTGTTTGGCCAAATATACCTTTCCTCCTCGGTCATTTTTCCTTGATCAATCAACTTGGTTTCTAGATTGTATAAATCTTCTCTCTGTGTAGGGTTTTCTACTACAGACAAAAACGGTACGATAACCTCATTATAAATTCTTTCTGGCATCAAAAGAAACTCGTCGATGATAATTCTATGAAATCGAAAACCACGAAGTTTTGAACCATCCCCTAAAGGTAAAGCTCGTATTCTACTTCTACCAATCTCCATTAACCATTCATCATTGCTTTTTGATTTTTTCGTGATACAATTAGCTAGCATTCTAGCCTCTGGTTTAGCTGCAATATCTTCTATCTTTTTGAATATTTGCTTTGACTGCCTGAATGATGCCGCCAATATACCAATCTCTACCCCTTGGTGAAGGATTGCATCCAGGAACGCATACACTCCAGTGGTAAATGATTTACTCATACCACGACTCCATACTCCCATAAAATAATCTGTTTCGAACATAGCCTTAATAGCCATATGTTGAAACGGAAATAAATCTACACCTCCAACCAAACTAGTGGTAAATGTAATATTATCCTTTAAAAACTTGTAAAGATTTTGCTTGGCTTCTTTTTCATCCAGAAAACCTTCTAATTCAAGAATTTCTTTATTGATGTCTTCTTTTGGTCGACGATTTTGATTACCTTCAATCCAAGCCATGTTTGTCTATATAATATTGTAAATCAACATCCCATAATTTTTTACCTAAAGTTAATATTTTTGGAATAATTGATTGAGAGTTTGCTCGTGTGCCAGTAAAAACAAATTGACAACTTCCTGCGAATTCATGTGAAATTAACCTCATATTATGATATACGAAATCTAAATTTGATTTATGAGATCCATACATATTGTTTTTATACAATCTATTTAGATCGCTTTCTACTACTATAAATAAATATGAATCAAATTCTTGAACTCTTTGTAATTCTCTTCGAAACCTAGCCAATCCACCAGATAATGTACCTTTGAAATCTGAATCAGACTTTCTATCTACATATGTATAGTTATAATCTTCTCCACCAACGGTATAATCTCCGAAGTCAAGTTTAAGGTCTTCAGAGACATTGAATGTTAATGGTTTTTGTTCTCGAGTATCGATAAAGATTTTAAGATCCTCAAAATGCTTATCGTCTTTAAAGAAATCTTGATCTATATTACTTTTATGTAAAGGTCTTACTCCTGCCTCTCTACATGCTTGAGAGTAAGATCCAAAAGCATACTTGTATACATCTATATCTGGCAGCTTATTAATTTTTAACTCTAAATGATTTGGAGCGTATTTTAATCCTTTTAGTTCTATTCTTTGTTTTAATTTCTTTAACGCATATTCTGCTGTAACTTCTTTTGGTTGAGACATACACCATTTAATTAATTGACTACGAGTAGAAAAATCGTTATTAAAGTAATCTTCTTTTTTCTTGAACGGCAAGGGTTTGCCTGTTAGTAAATTATTACGCGGATAATAAGTTGTATAGTATGTCGCCAAATCCATCTTGTGTTTCTTTAAGTGGATATGCAGCCCTTTTTCTGTGTCAAATTCTTCATGACACACTTGACATTTGAAGCTAGATGACATCACTCTTAGATATACCCATTATTCTAGATTTCCATTCGTTCATAGATTCTAGATGTTCAGCTTCTTCTTTAATCGCTTTCTTTTGCATTTCTGCCATCTTTACCATAAGCTTCCTTTCTTCCTCGTTTTGAAAGCTTTCAACTAATGATAATATAGATGCATTTTGATCTTGACGTTGAGATATTCTTTTTGATCTATCTCCAGCAAGCCTTTGTATCAATGATTCCTGTCTCTTCTCGCATTGATTATACTCTTCGCTTTTTGTTTTTAATAACTCTGATAATCTAACTGTTAATTCTTGTTGCTCATCAGCTTCATCAAACATTCTATTCAACTTTTCCATGTGTGAAGATATATTTTTTAAATTAATATAATCAACACATACATTTACATATAAATTAATTTCATCAGTAGTTAAATCAGGCTTATCCCATGTAGCTCGAATAAATTCTGCTTCAAATAAATCTTGATCTTCTTCTTTGTGATAATTACTTATAATCTGAGTAAATCTTGGAGATTTTAAAAAACGAAATAAAGATTCAATTGATTTTCTCTCCATCGCTTTCATCTCTCCTTCTTTTAGACCTGCGTCAGTATACAGATTTACCTTCTCCAAGCATTCTGCTATATTTTTAGGTTCATCATATTTGTTGCGCTCAGCTCGATTTTCTTCCCTCTTTCTTTTCTTTACAGCATCTAAGTAGCTACCTACAGTTCTTTGCTCTCTACCTAATTTCTTCACTTCATCATCAGGAAATAATAGCTGTGCAATCTGATAGCTACTCATTCCGTCTTGGGAGTATTGTTCGATAAAATTCTTTTGCTCTTCTGTTAAAACTATTGGCTTGACATTTTCGTGAGCTGAAGTTTTATACTTGATTTCTTTTGAAGCTAAATACTGCCTAACAGCTCTGCCTTGCTTTGATCTACCATCAATCGTTCCATCTTTAAATGTCGCGCGCGTTAATTCAATTAAATCTGGAATCTTGTGAAAATTATCATCAATAAATTTTTTATGTTCTTCAGTTAAGTTCATAATATGATATCCTTGTTTTTGATTATTTTGATTACTTTTTCTTTGAAGAATTT